GTGGACAAAGGCTCCCGAGCAGTGGAACAGCTCCACGACGCTGAAGGCGAATGGCGTCGCAGTCTTGGAGATGCAGGTCCACCACAGGCGCCCCAACCTTGCGGTCCGCTGGGCGTTTGATACTCTCCTGGAGATGTTCCCCGAATGCTTTCAGGTGCGGGTCTTGTGAAGACACAGCAGGTACTCCGTCACAGGCGCCGTGGCGTTATACGCAAACGATTTGAACCGCTTGTAGGGTCGCTCCACCACGGTCACCTCTCCGTGCTCTGCGAGACAGGCGCGGAGCGTGTCCACGGGAAGCAAGCCCTCGCTGCTGTAGGAGACAAGAACCCACGTCGCAGGAAGCGATGCAATGAGTGTGCGAAACGCACCCTCCACGGCCCGAGATTGACAGAAGGGAGACAGAAAGCAGTCCTGTGGGATGCCTGTTTTGCCCTTGAGGGGTGGCTCACGCAGGAGCTCCTCGGGAGACTTCGCCAGCACATTCAGGGGGAAGTAGTTTTTGGAGTACTGGCGCTCGTTGTACGGCGGGTCCAGATACGCAACGTCCACATCGGGAAGCTCCAGCGTGAGAACATCCTGTGCGGTCGTTGCGCTGTCCTCCTCGGGAGGCGTCGTGTCGGTATGGATGGGGAACAACTGAAAGGGCGTCTCCGCCTTGGCCTTGAAGTGCTTCAGGTAGCATCCGTAGACGGCCGGGACGTTGCTCACGCTGTCTGCACTCACGAGGAACGACGCAAGCAGGAACGCGAACTCGTCCTCCGTCACCTCCGGACGCAGGGCTTCCAATCTGGCCCGCAGGAAGTCCATTCGCGAGGCATTTTCCACCGTGAAGAACATCCGCTCGCTGTCTCCAGACGGGCTGTAGTGGGTGGTCACGTAGCCCACTGTTGTCCCAGGTGTCGCATTGAGCGTCTCCACGATCTCCTTGCAGCGGTCGGTGTATACGGACCGCGTCATTGCGTGAGTGATGACCGAGCTATAGCGCTCTACGTCGTTGGACAGCACACACGCGCCCTGCTTGCGAAAGTAGTAGGAGACGCTTCCCGTTCCTGCGAAGAGGTCCGCAACCCGCAGTCCGACGAAGGACTCCAGACCGGCCACCTCGCGGAGGGTCTCCCCAATCCAGTCTACGAGAGTGTGTTTGGACCCAATGTAGTTCAGGCGCCGCATCGTGCCTCCTCTTTACAGGAGGCTCCTCGGTTCGTTTTCATCGCCGCAACTCACGCGGGGTCGTTCTAAAACGGATCGGTGTATGACCAACGAAGACGACTCAAATGTCTCGCCTTGATGAAGAACTGAAAATGCTGCGTGTCAAGCTTGCTGCGCTGGAGGAGCAAAAGCGAATTGAACAGGAAACTGCAGCAGAGAAACGGGCAAATCCGTTGAAGACACTTGAGACCATCCTCACCCAACTGCGAGAGGCAATTGAACGCAACTCCTACTCTAAGAGTGTTCCTCTGGCAAGATTCTATGACCGACAGAAAGTCTCGTATCTTGAACCCATCGTTGAGATGCTGAAGCAGATTCAAGACCGATTGGACGTTCTTGAACGAAAGTCTACACCGAGCTAATAAACTCCCAGCTCAGGTAGGCACAGATCTTCTGCCAAATCTGATCGTGCGCGATGAGGCGGTCGCGCGACTTCAGCAGGGGGAAGTAGACCTTATACTCGTCCAACTCCAGCAGCTCAAAGAACTTGTACAGGATGTAGGAGTAGCTCAGGAAGTTGGTGCGGTCGTCGGGACAGTAGAGAAGAAACGGCGCCTGAATCTCCTGAAACATCGCACGAATCTTCTCCTCAATCTCCGGAGTAATCGTCGGCGGAGGGTTTCCATTGAGCCGGCTGAGGATGTGGGTCCTGTGCTCATAATACTTAGACCTCCCGAGCTTCTTCAAAATCTGTCGGATGTCCTCCTCGGAAAGGTCGGCCACGTTCGTAATGCGCCGCTTTTTGAGTTCCAGAATGACCTCGTTCATCACGTCCTCCGGAATGATGGTGCTCTCTTTCGCTTGGAACTGGTTCAGGATCTCGTTCAGGTGGTTAATCTTCTTGTACGCGTAGTTGTTCCGCTCCTTGGGCGGATCGCGGAAGCTCGGGAAGTCGGACACAACCAAGGCATACTCTTCCGACCCACACTTGGGGCAGACGAGAATGCCCTCCGAGGGAATCTCCTCGCGCGCCACATTGCACGACAGACAGTGCTCGGTCATCTGCTGCGTCATCTCGGGTCCGGCCGAGAGCTTCATCCGCTGGACGTATTCCTCAAACATCTGCTTGCGGGTCGGTCCAGACTCCCCGGGAGCGGTGTTCGCAAAAAACTTGAGAAACGTGCTGGCATCTCGCGGAGTCGTCTGCTGGACACCGGTCGGCTCCTGACGCTTGTAGTAGTCCAAGAGCAGGTCGGCGTTCTTCATATAATAGTCCTCCACGGGGTTGGACTGTGTCTCGTCGGACTCCAGCTCGCGAACTTTCGCTTGGAGGTGCGTGGCCTGGACAATCGCCTCCATTGTGTTCGTCGCATAGAGGTCTGAGATTTCAGACTTGAGCCGTGCCACTTCCCTCTGGCGCTCGTCCTGTGTCAACATCAAGTCGCGCAGGGTCTGAACGACGTCCCGATGCACTGAGTCCAGCGTCCCCGTGGTTTGACCCCCCGACGGAGCCTCTCGGATTTTCCGAACCCGGAACACGTCCATTTAGAAAGGTCAACACTTGCCTCCTGTAGACTCCATTTTGGAACAGACAGGGGCGTTGGCGCTTGAAGGCCTCCAGCATCGTCTCTCCGTCCATATGAAACTTCGCGCACACATAGGTCAGCGCAAGGAAGGCGCTGCGATTGATACCCGCCTGACAATGGACGTAGACGACTCCATTGTCACGCCGCAAACAGGCCTGCAGGATGCCTTCAAACAGAAAATACCAGTCCAGGATGTTTGCCTCGGGAGAGTCGGGGGCGTTGAGGCACACATACCGGTCTGGGTGTTTCGCCCGGAACCACGCAGGACTGTCGTCAGCAAAGGCACAGTTGATGACGTGCGAGATTCCCCGCTCATAGACGAAGCGCGGGGTCAGAAAGGCACCTGGTCCCACGAGAATCCGGGTATGGAAGTAGGCAGGGGGCTGTCTGAGATACTCGGGAACGGGGACCAGCATTACAGAGAGACAGAGACTTGGCTCTTAATGGTGATGCGCGCGCATCTTGGAGAGCTCCTCCTCGTGGCGAAGCTGCTGCATAGAGCGGAGATAGCGCATACGATTCGCCCACCCCGCCCAGCCACCCTTTGCGATGGCCTCCATCTGGCGCATCACCCACGCGAAGGATGCCCCGCTGTGTCCGTGGGTCATCTCCGCTGTAATCAGTGCAAGCTCAATGTCCTTGGAGAACATGAACCCGTCCTTACCGGGTGTGCTGGACAGCTTCAGGTACTCCCACATCTCGGCCTTGGTGACGGCCTCATACGCGTCTGCCAGCATCTTCGTCTCGTGGTCAGTGAATCCGAGCGCGCTGAACTTCTCCATCTGTGTATGAAAAACAGACTCCGTGAAAGCAAAGCGTCTGTTTTCCAATGGACATTCCGGGATACATTGAACGCACGCTTGACGAACATCGGCTTGACGACGAGATCCTGCGCATTCAGAACGTCCTTCTTGGGTTAACGAAGCATCCCCATCCCGACAAAGCAGTTCAGGCGCGCAAGGTTCAGATTGTGACAGAAATCTTCAAGGCTCTGCTCTCAGCCAAGGAGGCCCGAGAGAAAGCCATTCAGGAGGTTTGTGAGAACGACGGTCGCAGCGCCGAGAATGGCAGCGCCGGTCCAGCTGACAACGCCTCCGGACGTGTAGGCGTTTGGAATGTACTGAAGCAGAAGGTTACGGGGCGTTGAGAGCGAGACGATGGCCCCCGCAAGGAAGATGGCGATATAGAGGGTGGTATTGGCGAACATAAACCGCATCGCAGGGAGGCTCGGCTTGAACGACGGCGCCATTGCAGAGTGGCCCGGTGTAGGCACACTCGGAAGGGGCATAATGGGCGGCTGAGACTGAGGGCCCTGCGGCGAAGGAAGGAGCGCATCCAGAGACGTAGCGTCGTCCATTTGTTTATGGAGACGACAAGCTTTCGCAGGACGCATCTTCTACGCGGTAGCGGTAGCACTTCCCGTCAATGCGGACAACCTTGTCCACGACTTCCTTCAGAGGCAGTGCGGGTGTCTTTTCCGCGGTATACGACCGGTGGAAGAGGAGCACGAAGACCCCCAGCCCAATGAGGAAGGAGAAGAAGGGCCGAGCTTTTTGAACCGCTGCAGAGACGCGCTCTCCGGTCACGAATGCCATTACTTAGTCGCAAGCAAATTCAAGGAGTCGGGTTCAGCCGTACAGGGGACCTCCTCGGAGATGAACCGGACACAACCCGTGTCCACGTGGAAGGGACTGGTATCGCTCGGCGTCGGAAGCACCTTGACCTTGCGGTTGGGGGGAATGATCACAGTCGAAATCAGCAGGCCCACAATCGCACCCGCGACAACCCACTTGGCCTCTAGCATTACTTCCTTCCCGAGAGGATTCTCCGGAGACCGCCCTTCATGGAGGCCGCAAGAGGCGTCGGGTCTCCAATGGGTGGCGCAGGAGGAATGATCCCAGCATCCATCTTCGGAAGCGCGGGAGCCTCTGGGATGAGACCCGGAGTGGCCTTCGCAATTGCGCCAACCTCCTCGGGGACCGCAGCCTTGAGACGTGCGAGCTTGTCCACGCGGAAGTACTCTGCGATAAAGGGTCCGAAGAACGCAAGACCAAACCCAGAGTACGGAATGAACACCGCGATGGCCGTCATTCCTGCAGCCATAATCTTGGAGCCATAGCGGTCAAATGTCATCCATGTGACGATGATGCTGGACACATAGAGAAATGCGAGAAGCGCTGTTCCAAGGATACCCCACCACGAGTCAAGAATCTGCTTGTAGGGCGCCAGCCTCGTCTCCAGGGGCACAGTTGGCTGCGGAGGGTTTCCAAGCTTGTCCACCTGGAACTTCTGTCCCTCGGGAATGACCGCCTCACGCCTCTGCCCCTTCGCATCAATGTAGGTGACCTTGAGGCGGCGGCCCTTGATGATGTCTGCAGTGGTCTTCTTTCCTTCAGACTCCTTCTGCTTGAGCTTCGCTTCCACGAGCTCCTGTGTCTTGATTTCCTGACAGACCTGGTCTGTGTCGCCGCACATCTCTGCGACGGTATCCTTGATGTCCTGTTGCTCGAAGGTTTCTAGCTTGACAGTCTTCGCGCCAGAGACCTTGTCCACGACGGGAATGAGCGACGAGTCCACCTCCACGTCGATTCCTCCGTCTTGAACTTTGCTGGACAGAGAGTCCATCACGTTGGTGCTCCCAAACTCGTCTCCGAAGGTCGCAGACACAATCTTGACCATCCCGTTGTTAATTCGCAAACACAAGATTGCCGAGACCCGAGACGATTCGGAAGAAGTTCATCGCCTCCACATACACACCAACCGTGTACGTATAGACGAAGATGACGTTGTCGTTCCCTTGGACCACTGTCACGAGATCGGACGGGTTGTAGAGGTTAATGCTCCCGGGCGGAATGATGACCGGGTTGGGACTGAAGACGGTCGACTTCAGCACGCAGACCACAGTTGTTGTGGGAGCTCCAGTCGTCGTGCTGGCCTGCGGAAGCGGCTGCTGCAGCGTCAACCGGAGAATGACCTTGTTGAAAAGACTTCCATTTGCAGCGCCGCTGGGCTGATACTGGTCGTGGTCCAGCGCAAACGAGTACATATAGACACCCGGGAGGCCAGGCGTGTTCCCCGTCGTGTGCCGATACATCTGGAGCAGCGAGAAGTAGGGCAGCGGCTTGGTCTGGAATCGTTCCTTCGCATCAAAGAGGAGGACGCCGTCAATCATCGGGTCCCGTGGGTACGTCGAGGTCGTCTGCTGCTGACCAGAGGAGTAGATTGACGTGGTCAGCGCACTGGAAATCCCAGTCCAGGGCGCACGCTCGGGGTTGGTCCAGTTCGTGTAGTTGTCCCAGTCGTTCACGAGAATCCGGTCGGAACGCTGAGCTAGGAAGACGATGCGTGTGACCAGATTGTACATCGGAATCTCCAAGTCTGTGTTCGCTCCGAACTGACCTTCCTTTCCGACATATTTGACCGTCTTCACGAGCACCGTCGTATCGGCTCGCGCAATCTGATTCCACTCCGTCTCGGTGAGGTAGATGAAATTGCCCTCCAGATAGGGGTCGGGGAAGAAGCTCGTCAGAAGCGGGTTGCTGGGAAGCCCCGTCGCAAGCGGAGGGCTCAGGAACAGCGAAATCGGGTAATTGGTCGGCTTGACACGCTGCCCGTACGTGAGAGTGTTCGCTGGGTTGACGTCAATGACCGTATAGAGGTCGTTCAGATTGCGAAGCGTCACGTTGATGTAGACCTCTGTGTTCTGAAGCGCAGCAAGCGGCAGAGCAAGACCCGGGTTCTCTGCAAACCAGAAGTGGAGGGGGACCACAAGCTGGCGGGAGCGAATGCTCGGCTCAGGAACGAGCGTCTGCGGAGCCGCGGACGGCGTGCTCGTCGGTGTGATGGCGTGGGGATACTGGTTCTTGCGGTCATACGCATTCGCAGGGTCCGTCAGCTCCGGGACGTTCCCGACCATCTGGTCCACAATCTTGCGCTTGTTCTGGTCGTGGGTCATATACGAGTAGAGCTTGAGCCACTCCCCGCGAAGTGTCTGAATCGCCTGGCCGTTGAGGGTGATGTCCACGTGGTCAATCAGGTTGTAGCCGATGTTGTCAACCCACTGAAACTCATAGCCAATGGAGTTCGGAACGGTCTCCGTTGCACTCCCAGCTCCGTATCCAGAGGGAAGCGCCGCCGTGTCGGAACCCAGATACTTCATCGGAGACCAGATGTCCGGAAGCGTGATGACGAGGTAGGTGTCATGAAGGAGCTGCGCATAGCGGTCAATCCGACACGACAACGTCCTCGTCCCTGTTGTGGAGAACTCCAGATTGGAGGCCGTAAAGCTCATCCGAATGGACTCCATCGCAAAGTTTGTGTGGCGCCGATAGACGGCTCGGAAATGAGTCATGGAGGGACTTCCATTGACCAACTCATTCTGAGCCCCGACTGCGACAAGCTGCAGCAACCCACCGGGCATTTGTATCTACGGAGATGGAATCTTTAACTCTCTTCCTCCACGACATAAATCAAGCGCAGCCATATGCACAACCCGACAAGTTGAAGTAGACGCATAAGTCTCCAACTTGCGATGGAATCCTCCATACTCTCCTCCCTGAAAGATTTCTACGCCTACTGCGCCGTCGTCGTGGACCGCACACCAATCGGACGGAGCGCCTGACGATTCACGACGTCCTTGAGGTTCACCGTCTCGAAGATGCCGTTGTAGGCCTCACATCCCGAGCACCAGTTCGTGACGGTCGTTCCTCCGGGCGCATCTCCCCACGCAGACGGCGCAGGCACGTGGAGAATCTGGCGCGTCGTAGCCTGGTTCGCCTTCACGCTGAGATAGATTCCATTGCGCCTATCGTTCGGAGGCGGAGGCGTAGACGCAAACGTAGACGCGATGAGCTGACGCTTCTTGAGGGTCAGGTAGTCCTGAGCCGAGTTGACCTGCATTGTCTTACACGAAGAGATTTATACGCGCGACACGTGTGAGGGCAATGCGCGTTGTCCTTGTGAGCACACACATTGACCAAATCATTGGGTACTCCAAGGTCGCCCATAACCTCTTGAAGCAGGCGTCGGCCCTTGCACCGCGCGTCAAGATGTTCCACTACGGATTTCAGCGGCATCCTGGAGCTCCCGGGCATCGCACACCGCCTCCGGGAGTCAACCTTTATGACGCAGCGGCGAACGAGGACCCCAAGGAGGAGGGGTTCGGATTCAACAAGATCTATGACTACCTGGAGATGGTCAATCCCGACGTCGTGATGATCTACAACGATCCCATTATCATCTACAAGTTCCTGGAGGCGATGAAGCACGACCGGAAGACCTCTACCTACAGGCTCTGGATCTACGTGGACCAGGTCTACGAGGGAATCGCGCAGCCACTTCTCAAGGCCATCCACGACCACGCAGACCGCGTCTACTGTTTCACCGAGCAGTGGAAGCAGACCTTCCTTACCTATGGCGAGTTCCCGGATGTCCGAGTTCTCGAGCACGCAGTCGATTCAACTACCTTTTCCAGTCTCCCAGAGAACACGCGACTGACGCTTCGGAAGAGTCTCGGAATCCCGCCCTCGGCCACTGTCTTTCTGAATGCAAACCGAAACAGCCAGCGGAAGCGACTGGACCTCACGGTCGCAGGATTTGCGCGTCTTTTGACGACGAACCCGAATGCCTATCTGATTCTCGCAACGGGACTGAACCCCCAGTCAGGCGCGTTCTACGATATCCCGGCCATCTTCCAGCGTGAGGTGGCGAAGAACGGTCTAGACCAGACGATGCTCACCCACCTCGTCCTCGTGGACACGTCTCCGCCCAACCTGGTCGGAGATGAAGGCATCAATCAGCTCTACAATGCAGCGGACATCGGCATCAACACCTCGGACGGCGAGGGCTTTGGTCTCTGTCAGCTGGAGCATATGATGACGGGAGCCCCGCAGGTGGTCACGGACGTCGGAAGCTACCGGAGCTTTCTCTCGGAGGAGACCGCTGTCTTCATCCCTCGCGGAGATGACACCTATTTCGCGGGACTAATGCCTGTGGGTGGATGGGCCCCCACGTTTTCGCACGAGTCGGTCGCGACTGCGATGCGGACCGCCATTGAGCGACTCCCCGAGCTTCGCAAGGGCGTCAAGGCCTATTCGTTCAAGACGTGGACGCAGGTGTGTGATGGCTGGCTGGAGGACCTCCTGAATGCCTAGATTACGGGAGCACCCACTCAATCGTGGACCGTGATGTGAGCGTGCCGACGCGAAGCAGGCGCTCATTGTCCTCAAACGCCGGTCCGTCATAGACCTCCTTGGTCTGCGGGTCAATCAGGAAGACCATCTGCTTGATGGACACCTTCTGGAGCTTGCGCTTGCGCTTCATCATATTGCGCAGGTAGGTCGCATCCGTGTCATCCATCTTGATGCTCGGCTTGTAGGCCAGGTCTTCGCCGGTCGCTGTGCTGTCAAACCGCATACAGGAAATCACCGGCGTCTCCTTGCTGTGCAGCTTCCGATGGAGCTCACAGTCCACGGCGGCGGACTTGAGCAGCGCAGAAATCCGCTTGGTCGTGACGTCCTTTTCATACGAAAGCTCGTAGAGGTACTCATCCGTGGTCAAAAAGGCCTCCACGGGGTCTCCCTCGTAGCGCTTCGTGACCATATCGGCACGACGCACCAGCACCACGTTGTTGGAGCCCTCGGTGGACTTGGACTGCTCCTCCGTGAAGACAGAGACATAGAAACTGACCTTGACTGTGCGCTGGTCTTGGGGAAGACTCGCGTGGGAACAAATCCGCACTGCGCGACCAATGACCTGGTCGTGCCGCGCAGGGTTCCAATGGGGCTCCATAATGTGGACGCGACGGACGTTGAGGAGGGTAATGCCCTCAGCACCCGCCGACGAGGCCATAAACAGACACAGAATCTTCTTGCCGCGAGACTCCACAGAGGCCTTGAGACTGGCGGGGAAGTCGCGTGCATAGCCCGCGGGTCCGTTGAACACTTGGCGAATGAGCTCACGCTTCTGGGCATCATCGCCCGCCTTCGCTCCAATGAAAAAGGCGTAGGCCGGCTTATCCGAACTCATCGTCGGGTCCTCGACCCACTGGTTGTTCTGCTTGACGATGCGGTACTCCTGCCAACCGTTGGCGTCCAGAATCGCACTGAAGATGCCCAGACCCTCCAGCTCGCGATACTGCGAGTACACGAACTGATTGTTCCAGGTCTCTCCCTTGCCCTTGGAAGCGTTGATGGCCTTGAGCATCGCCAGCATCTTGGGACTGAAGTCTTCCAGGGCTTTCTCCGAGAGATACTTCTTCGGGTCCTTGCGAAGCTTGTCAAGGATAACCTCCTTGTCCGGAACATTGTCTTCTGCGGCTGCATCCTCGTCCATCTGTCGCAGGTCGGGCGGAATGGCGTAGTTACACGCCAGACGTGAGTTCACACGGAAGGACTTCATTTCCTTGTCGTCCGTTCCAATGTTCGCTCTCCGCTTGCTCTGCTGCATCTCCTTGAAGCGAACCGAGAGGTAGTGGTTGAACTGTCCGTCGGACATCGGGATCTTCTGGAGCATATCCTCCGTCTCAATCACCTTCGGCAGCATTCGCTCATCGGCACCCTTGAAGTAGGACACCAGTCCCTGAATGCGGCGCTGGAAAAGGTTCGCGTTCTTGATTTGAAGCCCGTCCAGAAATAGCGCAGCGAACTCCTCGTAGTTCGTCGGCAGGCACTCAAAGTCCTCCACCGTAATGCGATCCGTCGCAAGCTCAGCCCCACCGACGTCTGTCTCAAACTTGGACTTCCATGTAGCCACCCAGTCCTGAGGACTCGCGACGTAGGCCATCTCCTTCATATACTGCACGGCGGTCCGCTCTCCCTTCTCGGAGTACACGCTCCGGAAGTTCGGAGGGTTGCGGGTCACCATGATGTACTTCTTCAAGGTGTTGAACTCAATCGTGTCAATGTCCGGCACGTTGCGCAGGACAGAGGTCATCTTCTCCTCGTCCCACGTGGGAATGGACTTCAGCGGGATCGTGATGCGCTTCAGAGGCCCACGCAGGAGGTTCATGAGGTAGGCCACTTCGTTCGCACGGTTAATGACGGGCGTTCCGGAGAGGGTGACCACTTTGCAGTCGGTCGCGTTGTAGATGAGCTGGTAGACCCTTCCCGCGAGGTTGGACTCGTTGATGACCCGGGAGATGAAGTTATGGACCTCATCAATGATGACCACGCTACCTGAATACGGAT